ACCTTCGTATTTATTTCGTACTATATGAGATGATATATCGTGTATATGTAGAAAACACTGTATAGCCGAATTAAAATAACACGTGTTTCCAATGTTTGTGAAACCGTGCATCTAAAAAAGGTGTATATAAAAGGCTTAAGAAGAAGACGCGATACATAAATGTAATAAAACATGAACGTACATAAAATTTGTGATACAATTCAACCCATTCTCGATAAATACAAGAATGAAGAACATGTCGAAATGGAATTCCGTCTCGGTAAATATAATGGTACATTCTTTGATACGAATATAGGTGAAAAGATGTATATTAATCTATTGAAAGGTCTTAATAAATATTCTGGTTGGGATCGTATTGAAACGTCACAAACGGACGTCTTTTTTCGTGAAAAGGATAATCTTCGTATAACAATAGATGAAACTACAAATGAAGAAACTATTATAAAAAAAGAGAGGGTACACGTTGAGGATTTTAAACAAATCAAAGATACACCTTTTGATATACGGTTTGCCGTATGTAAAGAAATTCCTATGGAACACGATTATGAAAGTGAAATGGATGGTAAAAAAACGAAAACACGTACATCATATATTCGTAAGAATGTATCTATTGATATGACATCTATTTCCGGTAACACTCAAGATATGGATTCTGAAGATCCATTTACATACCAAATTGAATTTGAAATTATAAAACCTCAAAATGTCGAAGATAAGGATACATTATTCAATATTATTCATAAAATAAAAGATTTATTTATTATGTTAGAGTAATATAAAATATTTGTCAATAAAAGTGATTAGTAAAAGAAAATTTTATTTTTGAATTTCAACATCATTCTCAAGAAGATACTTTGTATATATTAAAAAAAGTTTTTTTTGGGTAATCACTTTTTTTACAAAGATTTTATAATAAATATTATGTTAGAATACTATATAGTATGATCATAGCTTTGATACTTATACTTATAATTGTAATATTTATAATACGTGATATTGATATTACAGGTGAACGCGTGTCTATTCTTGGATTTTCTACAAAATACTTTTACATGTCAAACGGTGAATCTAAAAAAATGTATGAACAAATGCGTAAAGATGGTATACCAGATGAATCACTTAAAGAATTTATCATGATGGAAGATAGATTTCTCAATCTTGAACGTTTATCGGTGTGTACACAAACCTCGAGAATAATTGAGGCATTTGGACTTTCTAAAGAAATAAAAGATAATTTTCTTGGGTACGATTTTTCGTATCACGCGAAACACCTTAAACAAATTTCCGAACCACCCAAACTTATAAATCGAAGTATAGTATGTTCGTGAGATACAAAAGTGTACGTCGATGGGTCCCCGGTTCCATCTTATGTATATTATCGAATATGAATATCATAAGATTTTGGTCATCGGGGTCACGATATTTTTCTAAATAGGCTTCGGCATTATCAGTGTTTATAAAATCATCCGTACAATGGTATTCAATTTCTAATTTACCCATAGTAGTCCCACCTTTTCTTTCAATGCTAATATAATCTGCTAAAGTATAAAATATACTATCTATAATGCTCGACAAAATATATTTATTCCAACGATCTTTATAATCTATAATAAAGTCATTTGTATTTTGTCGGACACGGTTTAATAATAGTTCTCTCGGATCGTCCATCTTTTTATTTAGTTTTGCGGTTATTCTTTAACGCTGACGGTGTATTTTGTTGAAGTTGACGTTTTATTGTAACGTAATTCTTTATTTTCTTACTATTAAGAGGGTATGTTTTTGGTAAATTCGCTACATATTTTATAACGTTATTTACCATATTTTTACCAAACTTACCGTACAACTTTTGCGCTTCATTTCGGAGAAGTTTTTTCTTAAGTGTATTTTCCTGGTTAAGTTTCATGTCTTTGACCATAGCTTTTTTGATGTCGTTTGCGACCATCTTTCTTATAACACCGTTACGTGATGTGACGTTAAGAGAATTATTCTTTTCGGCTTTATTTAATTCTCTCTTTACATCGCGTACATTTTTATTCAAATCCATAACTTTACCATACTTTGTCATCCACTTTTTACCATACATTTTAACGAGATCGTTTCTTATACCCGTATCATTGAGTCGCCTTCTCTGATTGGTCATGTTTCGATTTCGTTTTAAGAGAACTTGTTCCATCTCGTTTGCAAGTGAATTTGGTGTATTAGGTGTTTTCGGTTTATTTTGAAGTTTTTGGCAAAGTGTTTTTACCGTATCCTTATCGTCAATCGTGATACCCTTAGATAATGCCATCGCAACGAGTTGGTCTTTTTTCATTGTTCGACACAATTTTCCATCTATTTTTAAGTTGGATGTACCTTTCTCAATCGCATCGAGTGCCGAACATATAACATTTTTAGTATTTTTTTCACGTATCCCGACAACACCCAACTTTTTAGCAACGTCGAGTAAAACCGGTTTTGTAAGTCTATCACACTTACGTCCACCTATTTTCATAGTACCATCTTTATCATAAGAAATAGAAACGTTTTTAGGTGTACTTTTTTTCTTAGAAACACTTCGTTTCTTTGGGATTTTAAAACAACAATCTGATCCCTGTGGGTTTTTACGAACTTCAAAACCATTTTTACATGGTGGGCGACGTGGTTTAGGGCACGTAGACGCTTTTACATTTTTCATTATAGGAAGTTTTGGGGCATTTACATTACGGTTTACCAACCCCATCGTATACCCTAAAACATGAAGTAGTTTTACCATATCAACACCTACTCTATACGCGTTTTCAAGGTCATCCGGATCACTTTCACCTTGAACTTGAACGACACCCGAACCAAGTTTTCCAGATTTAGTCGATAGAACAAAATTATGATCTTTATGTGTCATGTATAAAAAAGGTGTTAATTCAGACTCGTAACTAACACTTTGTGCTTTTACAGGATTTTGTCGTGAAATTCTTGTTAAATCGAAGTTTACGTTTGTATTAAAGAACCCCGAAATATTGTTATATTCAATTTCGTTATATAAAAAACCCTGTTTTTGTGTATACGTATCAATTAAATATTTACGTAAAGCTTCTGGTTGCCTTTTAAGATTTTTAGACCCTAAAAACCCACCCGAAAATCTAATTTTACCATTACTGTAAATAACAAACGTGAATTTTTTATTTTCAGTTCCATCCATAGTGTACCCACTTAACTGTACTGAAAAGAAGTCTTTTTTTAAATCACCTTTTAAACCAAAATTAGACGTGTGTATGGCACCTGTTTGAAACCTTCCGAAATATCCTTTAATCTCGTTAAGATCTAGGGTTAAACCAGGTGCTATTTGAGCATGTCCCTTCGGTTTTTGTTTTAAAATGTACTGTAAATCTACACGGTTTTCAGACGTTGAAAACTTTTTGTTTACAAGAACATTGTACATACCCGGATGAAATTTTCCAATTTTGAGACCACCTTTTTTAGTTGGTACTACTTTAGATTCTGTCTGAATAGACACATTCGAATTTTTTACGAACTGCCTGGGATCCATATCTTATTATACTTTAATATTTTAAATGTCATTACTGAACTGAGGTTTTTGTTCATCTACTATATCTATACCAAATATGAATGGTTGTCTAGGGCATACACGTCCCTTATATGTTAAATTATTAATTTCGCGAACTTCTATATCACGCTGACTGAATGGACCTACGTAAAAATCCTGTGTAAATCGCGGTTTTCCAAGATTATTTGCTTGACAATGTGAATTGAATAACGCAACAAATTCTTTTTGTGGGCAAAATAAGTCTTTCCCGTATTTTACACCTGTAGACTGCATGAAGTTTTCGAGTGTACTTGCAACAGTCGCAACCTGTTTCTGAACTGTCTTGAAATATTCGGGAACGATATTCCAAATATCTCGATCTGCATACTTTTGTGCATATTCGAGATATGCACGAATACACTTTTGAAGTATGATGGGTAATTCTGCATCGAGTTTATATTCGAGTGTTGGGTCGGCATCCTTGACTTGTTTACCAAAGTTCCACGTAAGAATACGACGCAAAACACTACCTGAATTATCTTTCCAATTTGGAACTTCATTACCACCGAGTATACCGGGTGTTGTCCATTCAAACGATTTAGCTTTTTCGTGTTTTACCGCAATGGATACGTCTTCACCAGACACGATAGATTGAAATTCAGCCTGTTCGAGTTGTAAATCACCTTTTACTTCGGGGGCTATGAACATGAATGCATCATAAATAGATGATAATCCAAATTTCTTTTCAACATTATTTGAAAGTGTACGTACATCGTCAGCGTTATAGAATTTACGAAACACTTTTGTGATAAGAGTCGATTTACCTGAACGCGCAATACCTTTTAAGAAAGGTATAATCTGCCATGTATCTATATCATTTACAGCAAAACATAAACGACCACCCATCACATACATCCATTTAGATACATTTGAATCAAACTTTTGGTACTCGAGAACCGATTGAAAAAAAGGAGTTGGAATATCATACCAGTTCTCAAGGTGTTCGTAATTCGTAAATTCCTTATCGAAATATTTACAACTTACGATGGTTTGATCAAGATTTTTAAATTCACGCGACTCGTACGTATAAAAGTTCGATTCGTAGAGACCTGTTTGTGCAGACCACTCTTTACCTATAAAAATACCATTTTTAAACGACCAAACGTGACGATTTTTAATAATCTCCGGAAACTGCATATCTTTACAGTGTGTTAAGTGTCGAATAACGTCGTTATAGGCTGATCCTCGACTCGATAAATTTTTCCAGAGTTCATACCGTGTTTCTTTTTGTGCAACTCCATAAACGTACTCCTGTATTGTTTCGACCTGTTTCCATGCACGTGTATCTTTACCATCTTCGGTCTTGATTTGTGTACAACAGTACCCCTTGTATCTTTTAACATTCGTCTCGTACAGGTTTTGCAAACACGCGAGAATTGCCTGTTGATACGGTGCCAATTCCTCTACTTTATCCATAGTTGAACACCTAAAAATAGATGGATCTGATTCTGGGTTTATGGGAACGTATGTCGGGTTATTGATACGTTCATGTATACGTGCCGCTCTAAAAATAATTTGCCACGCATCATCAACTTGATCGATAAGACGATTTATACGCATGGATATTTTCATATCTTCATCGTCTTCCGTATCTAAAAGTTTTAAAACTTCAGCCCGATGATACATTTGTCCTAACTGCATTTTCAGACGTTTATGGTTTCCAGAAACAAGTTCAACGTCAAACCGAACGGGTAACCCCGTTTCAGGGTCGAGGTCCTGAGGATTTATAAAGTTTTTATATCCAAGTTGGAACGATACCATGCTATTATCCGTAGCATTAATGTCCCACATATCTTCCAATTCTGATAGAAGGTGCATAAACTCTTCAGGGTTGAGTGATTGAATCTGGTTAGACCACATAATAGCATTGGATTCACGTTGGTTTGATTCCGAACTAATAAAATGTGTTTCCTCCATTTTCTTTTATTACATATGTATTATTTTTCTAAGTTGATTTTTTTTGCATCTGAGATAACATTTTTATAAGAATTTTGTTTTGAACTTCCATCTGTCTGGAAATATTTACCAGTGCGGAACATACAGTGTCACCTTCTTCGGTGGCGAGGACCGAACTTAAGAGTCCACCCATATCCATCATATATGGCTCATCTTCGAATTCATCTTCGAAATCATCGATATCCGGGAGTTCACCTCCGACTGTAGTTAGCTCATCTTCTTCAATATTCGATCCAGTTTCGGATCCATATTCTTCATCTTCAATTTCTTCGGTTGGTTCAATAATTGTATCTTCTTGGTCAGACATTTATATGTACCAGGAAAAATAGGATCGAGTTTTTTCGCAGGTTTCACCCGAAAAAAAAATCTCAGCCTATAGTACAAAAACAAACAATATGGCCGGTGGTCTCATGCAACTCGTCGCCTACGGCGCCCAAGATGTCTACTTGACTGGTAACCCAAAAGTCACTTTCTTCCAGGCTGTCTACAAACGCCACACTAACTTTGCGATGGAAAACATCGAACAAACTGTCAACGGTACCGCCGCGAACTCCGGTCGCGTCTCCGTCACGGTCGCCAGAAATGGTGATTTGATCGCGGATATGTACGTTGAATTGACCGCGAAACAAGCCTGCGACAAGACTGAAGATGCGTGGGTCGCGGAAGCCGCGATCTCCACTGTCGAATTGTCCATCGGTGGTCAAAGAATCGACAAGCACTACCAAAAGTGGTGGAGATTGTACGCAGAATTGTACATGGACGAAGCCAAGAAGTTGAACTACGGTAAGATGACTTCGGCGACTGTGGACAACGAAAAGGTTTACTTGCCATTGATCTTCTTCTTTAACAGAAACCCAGGATTGGCCTTGCCATTGATTGCCTTGCAATACCACGAAGTCAGAATTGACTTTGACTTGTCCGGTGTTTACGACACTTACTTCGACTCGTTCAAGGTGTGGGGTAACTACGTCTACCTTGACACTGAAGAACGCAGACGATTTGCGCAAAAGGGTCACGAATACTTGATCGAACAAGTCCAACACACTGGTGCGGACTCTTTGGCTGCTGCCGGTTCTACCAAGCAAATCAGATTGTCGTACAACCACCCAGTCAAGGAATTGGTCTGGTGTGCCACTGAAGCCTCTGGTGTTACTGGTGACGCCAACCAATTGTGGAACTTTACTGACACCGCGGTTACGGTATCTTCCAACTTGGCGTCCATCGCCGACTCTAACGTCGCGATTGCCCCAGGTGCCGCGGGTGCGCCATCTTTGATCGGCCTCGCGCAATTCGATGAAGAAACTTCGGGTCCATTGTCTTCCTTCAAGTTGGTCCTCAACGGCCAAGACAGATTCAAGGAACAAGGCGGTAAGTACTTTAACTCCGTCCAACCATACGTCCACCACTCCGCCTCCCCAATGCCAGGGGTCTACTCGTACTCTTTTGCGCTCAAGCCAGAAGAGCATCAACCAACGGGTACCTGTAACTTCTCCAGAATCGACAACGCGCAAGTCTCCATTGCGACTAAGTCTGGTTCGGACAAGACGACTCTTAACATGTTCGCGACGAACTACAACGTCCTCAGAATCCAATCGGGTATGGGTGGCCTCGCGTTCTCCAACTAAGCGTCTATTAAGCGTTTAAAAATTTAAAAAATAAATAAAATTTACAATTTAAAAATTAAAATTTAGACCAAATTTTAAAGTTTAACACCCAGAACTCGACGCAATTTTTGCATGACGTTAGGATCCGGAATTGATTTACCTAATTCGTATGAAGAGATAATATCTATTGATACGTGTATAAGACCCGCGAGATCTTTTTGTGTATATTGTTTTGCAACGCGTGCCCGTTGGATCGTTAATCCCGTTTCTTTACTCACTTTTCTATGTGTACCACACAATTCAGCTTCCTCGAGTTTTTGTTCCGGTGATATACCTGAATACTGACTTCGTTTCGGTAACTTGATTTCTTGACCCATGAACTTGACGTATTTTTCTTTTTCACGTGTTTTGTCGATTTTACCTCGAACAATAACTGGATCCCAATCCATTTTGTTTCAAAGAGACTTAAAATTTTAAGTAGTTATACAAATATAATGAATTTTATAGTTGGAATATCAGTAACCTTTACAGTACTTGGTGTTATAATCTTATCACTTTTCTGTCCAAAATCGTGTTGTGATGATGATGCAGAAACTGAAAGATAAAGAATTACGCGTGTAATACGTTAATGGAACCTATATATACATTTTTAATAATTTTTGGAAGCGTGTTTGGTTCATGTGTATTGTTTAATCCAGTGGTTAAATGTTATTATTACTGTTTCCCGTATAAAAAGGAACACGTTGTTGAAATATAAAGATTTTATCGTATATACTAGTAAGTATGATAGAAGTCTACACAGACGGAAGTTGTTTAGGAAACCCTGGTCCCGGTGGTTGGGCATATATTATAGATGACTTTATAGGTCGAGGTGGTGATAAGGTAACCACAAACAATATAATGGAGATGACCGCGGTCATAAAAGCACTCGAGAAGTGTATAGAATTAGGACACGATACCGTAACTGTATATACAGACAGTAACTATGTAAAAATGGGATTACTCGAGTGGTCGAAGAATTGGGAACGTAACGGTTGGAAAACGAGTAAAGGTGAGCCCGTAAAGAACAAGGATTTATGGATACATATGTTATACTTATTGCGTAAAATTGAGTTTGTTGATATAAAGTGGGTCAAGGCACACAACGGTAACGAAAAGAACGAGATCGTAGATACACAGGCACGAGAATATGCCTATTTATTTTCTAAGAAAGAGTAATGGGAGAAGACATACCAGAACAACATCATTGGTGTCCAAAACAAGAAAAGCTCCTAATCCGATGGGCCGAAAAGGCTGCCGGATACAGATGGCTACATAATCACGCGCGTATGTTTTATAAGAAACAGAACGATTGGTTATCGTACCCATGTATAATCATATCAAGTATTACGGGTGTTGGTGGTTTTGCAGTTTTAAGTCCTAATGATCAAAACATGTCGACCGAACAAAAACAAAAAATTGTTATTTTTCAATACTTTTTCGCGTTTTTGAACGTACTCGCGGGTATACTTACATCGATATCAAAGTTTAACAATTCTTCACGTATGATGGAAGCACATTCCGTCATGTCCGTCCAATACTCAAAATTTTATAGGAACATTGATATGGAATTATCACTCGAAACGAAATATCGTGAAGACGTTTTAGAATTTGTAAATAAAGTGCGTTTAGAATACGATCGATTACTTGATGAAGCACCGGATATACCCGGGCACACGATAGAGGCATTTAACGAAACGTTTCCCGATAAAGAAAATAAACCTGACGTGTGTAACGGTTTAAGTATAATTTCAAATGGTGAACTAATTAAACAAGACGATTCACGCGTATCAAAAGCTATAAAAAAATGGATGGTACGTCCAAAAACACCGGATAATCAATTACCAAGTCCAAGACAATCAATGGATTTAGAGTCTCACCCTTCGTGTGGGGTATAAATATATTATATTACTATAAATCAATTTTTACATATGTGTCCCATATGTAAAAAGCGATATTCCCGCCGGGTATCGATCCCGGGATGCAGTCTTAACTCCGAACTTATGAATTAAATCATAAATTGACATACTTTAAAAGTATAAGGACTATGTGATGACCATTTCACTACGGGAACGTGTATAGTATACGTATCTACTCTTTAAACTATCATATGTGTTAAAGATATACCACGTTAAAAAGTAAATGATTAGAGTTTCTTCAATTCCCCCAAGCCCGGAAAACAAACGTAACCAAATACGTAAGAACATTCTTGAAAATACGTATAGTAAAAAAGTAAATATCGCGTTTCAAACGTTCGAGAACCCACGCCTTCAGTTTAGGTTTGCGGAAGCACTCGACGAAGCTGATGAAAAGTGTTACGTTTCGGGAACATCAGAAGAGTGTTTTGCGGCATGGCAAGAAGTTGATGAATTGGAAGATTCAATGATGCGTCTCGGTGTAGAAGTATTTCAAAACTATAGTATGCGGTACGGATCATTACTCAGACGAACATTCAAACTTAGATGGAATGTTCGTAACGTCGAGGACCATCACGTCATACCAAAAGAGTTCAAGAGTCACCCAATTATTGAAAAGGTTAACTATGATATCCACGCGAGTGAGAATATAATAATGATGCCACGTGAAATTGGTAATTTGCGTGAGAATAGACTTACACACAGAGGTAATCATAAAAAGTATAACGAATATGTAGGTAACGTTCTCAATTCGATGGAAAATACGGATATAACTGAACCAGAATTTAAAAAGTTTGTTGACTTTTTAAAAGATGGATGTCGGTTTCGTCCACAAGATATACCTTGGAACTAATATGTTTACCACCCGTACTCGAGATCGTCAGTGGTTACCTTAGGGTACCGTTTCGAAAAGAATTTACGTTTTCCCCAATTACTATGTCCAATGGTACTGTTATGACTACGGTCAATGTGTAAACAGTGTCGAAGATCTTTATAGTAAACACGCGCCCCTCTCGCAATGATATCCTCGTGTTTCATGTCGACATGGTTATCGATAGGAAAAAAGTGTTTATAATACTTTTTCATATTATCGACGTTTATGAGGTAACACTTGGTACTGGAAATCCACTTAACGCGTTCAAGACCATTTTTATCGAGCTTTTCCTCATCGGGGTACCGCGATAAGCAATGGAAGAAACACATTTCAAAATTATTACCTTTCTTATTGATAACATTTTGAATTTCTCTGTAAACGCGTTTATCTTTTATAACAACATTATCTTCAAAAATAACGGCATATTTGAGGTTTTGTTCAAAACACCTTTTATAAAAGTCCATGTGTCCCATATAACACCCAATAGCCCCTAAATTGAAATAGGTAATATCGGGGCGTGTTTTGTTTTCGTTATAGTGGAGTTTTAAAGCCTCGCGGTAGTAAACTGGATCGATGATTTTCTGGTACTTTTTAGCATTTTCGAGTTTCCTGGTATCCGTTCCGTATATGATTTCTAAAGGTACGGATTTATCGTAATGGTTAATAAACTTTTCGTGTCGGTCGGCTGATGTTTCTAGTGTCAAAAGAAAACACTTATATTCTGGGTTTCGAGATGACCGGCGTAACAAAAATGTAACGAGTACCAGTAGAAGAATCGATATTAAAATCGGAATAAACATTCTTACTTAAAGAATGCAGACATTATAATTTTGTGATGCCGTGGCCGAGTGGTCTAAGGCGCCAGATTAAGGCTCTGGTTCGGAAGAGCGCAGGTTCAAATCCTGTCGGCATCACCGTGCGATAGCTCAGTTGGTAGAGCATTGGATTGTAATTGTAATAAATTATTATAACTATTCGTTTAGTCACTAAACTCCAATTGTCCCGAGTTCGATCCTTGGTTGCGCGACCCCTTTCTCTCGTAACTCAGTTGGTTAGAGTGTGCGACTGTTAATCGCGAAGTCACCGGTTCAACTCCGGTCGAGAGAGTTTTTACAAATTTAGCAAACGATCGCAGGTTCGAACCCTGTCGCGAGCATATTTCCCTAACGAGCTCGTGTGGCCAAGTGGTAAGGCATTTGCTTTGTATTTTCATTTTTCTTAACAAATTTTTTTACGTTTGTTAAGAACAATAATTTTGTAGCATAACTATAACAGGACACGCAGATGGTTTTTCTTTCGAACTATCTCGTATTCAAAATAGTCTTAGCGGCGTTAGGACGAGTAGATTACCCAGTCGCGGGAGATCTCGAACTCAAATACGATACAGCGAATAAACTATATTTAAGTGGTGGGTCTTTGAAGTACGTCGATGACGCAACACTTTACACAACTATTGGTGAGGAAACGACCAGTTATGATATTCAATTTAATAGTTTAAATTTAGATGCGAGTAATGAACAGATTCTATTCGCAAATGATGCAGAGGCCGGCGACGAACTTGGGAACTCGTGTGACGTACACGGTGAATATGCGGTCGTAGGTGCATCTAAAAAAGACATAAACGGTGTTTCGGATGCCGGTTCAGTTTATGTGTATCATAGACTTGGTAATACGTGGATACAACAAGCTAAACTTACGGCGAGTGACGGTCAAGCAACCGATATGTTAGGAGGTTTTCGAAACTTAGCCATATACGGTGATACGGTAGTTGTCGGCGCGCGAGACGAAGATACGGGTGGATCTGCGGCGGGTTCAGCTTACGTTTTTGTACGATCGGGAACTACATGGTCACAACAAGCAATTCTTAGGGCGAGTAATGCGGGTGCGAGTGATCAATTTGCAACAGGAGTTGCTATATATAAAGATACAATAGTTATTGGTGCACCTACAGAAGATACAACAGCGAGTGACGCTGGTTCTCTTTACGTTTTTACACGTAGTGGTACGACATGGACACAAAGAGCTCAACTTCAAGCGAGTAATGCGGGTGCGAGTGATCGTCTAGGTGATTCTGTAAGTATAGACGGTGATACTATAATCGCGGGTGCATATCAGGAAGATACAACTGCATCCGACGCGGGTTCGGCGTATATATTTACAGGTTCGGGTGCGACGTGGGCACAACAAGCTCAAATTCAAGCGAGTGATGCCGCGGCAACTGATTATTTCGGGTATTCTGTTTCTATTAGCGGTAATACGGTCGTAGTTGGTGCCCGTTATGATGATGACGGTGGTAGTAATAGTGGAAGTGCGTACGTGTTCGTTCGTTCGGGAACGACGTGGACACAACAAGCTAAACTGACTGCGAGTGACGCACAAGCGAGTGATGATTTTGGTTGGAATGTTGATATAGATAAAGATCATATAGTTGTGACTGCACCCAGAGAAGATACGAATGCGTCTGACGCCGGTGCAGTATACGTATTTTCGCGTTCGGGTTCGACATGGACTGAAATTAAGAAAATACGAGCCAGTATTACAGTAGGTTCGATTAATTATTTGGGGTACGGTGGTGCGGCTATACACGACGGTACCATAATCACGGCTGCACCAAACGAAAGTACGAAAGCGACGTATGCGGGTGCCGCCTACATATACGGTTCCCAAAGAGTTACTAATTATTACATAACCGACGCCGGTAAATACTCGGTAGATGCTACCATAGCCGGTTTAAAGTATAAGACGAACGAGGTCGAGGTGACGGGGAGTATAACACCCGTGAAGTCATTTCCAACTACAGCTCAAAAATTGTACCCATCTGATGGTGGAACCGTTTCGGATTCTGATTATTACGGGTACGTCGGTCTAAGTGGTAATGGTTTAGTTATGGTGGTTGTTGGTAGAGGTGATGATGACACAACAACAGATTCCGGTGGGTTTATCGTATACGAAAAAATTAACGGTGTTTGGACGTTTACGCAACAAATAACAAACGTTGGTTCGGGTTCGGATACATTTGGTTTGAGTGAGGAAGGTAAAGCTGTCCAGTTGGATTATACGGGTACGCGCGTTTTTATAGGCGCACACGCCGACGATCACAGTACCACTAATACAGGTTCTGTATACATATACAAACGGGTTGCACAGGGTAATTGGACACTGGAACAAAGAATAGACGGGGGTGCGGCGAGTTATAGGTATGGGTATAACGATGTTAATAACGACGGTGATAAACTTATGATCGGTTCGTATGGATACCCTGGATCTGGGAATGTAGGTCGTGTGTGGTACTATACGCGTTCGGGTACGACGTGGTCTTTACAAGAAGAATTAGCCGCGCCATCAACGTCTGCGTATGGAACAGCTGTAGCCATGAACTCGGCGGGTACGCGCGCGATTATAGGTGGGTATACTCATTCTTCAAATACAGGGCGCGTGGATATATGGAATTATAGTAGTGGTAGTTGGAGTATAGGTTCGGGTTTCACCGGTGTAAGTGGTGATGACTATTTCGGTTGGAACGTTGATATGAGTAACGACGGGAATACGGTCGTTGTCGGTGCACCGCTATATTCCGCTGGAGGAGCGGAAGGTCGTGTGTACATATACACGACTTCGGATGGTACAAACTGGTCACTTTTAAAAACGTTATCGAACCAAGATGCTAATGAATGGTTTGGGTTTTCTGTACAAATAAGTGGGGACGGAAACACGGTCGTTATAGGTGCAGGCAAAAACGACGACGGTCTAACGAATCGCGGAAAATCATACGTATACGTAAAATCGGGTGGATCTTGGCCTTCAACACCTACATATACTATTTTAGGTACCACTGCAAATGCTAATAACGGATACACACTCGGTATTAGCGATACTGGTGAGACTATAATTTCGGGTGCACCTTTCGACGACGATAAAGGGTCAAATCAGGGTGCGGTGTACATATTCGATAAAAGTACGCTTTCCGAACTCACCTTCGACAACTATAACAAACTTTCCATTGGTAATGCACCTACAAATACATCCTCCAAACTCTTTTTTGGGTCGAACGTGTACGATATAGGCACACTCACGAGCGATTTAACTATCGAAACACCGGGTCTGTATAGAGGACTCGTTTTCGATACGAGTTCGAACGTGGCGTACTTTAATAAGACGACCGTGGGTGCGATTGCGAGTACGATGGCGGGTTACGAAGTCGAACAAATATTATACGGAACACACAATTCAGATAGTCCAAGTCAAGGTGGGTTTGGACACTATATCGATACTAACGGGGACGGAACGCGGTTTGTTCTTGGTTTGGGTATGGACCCTACAACGGGACAATATGATGGACGAGCAAAAGTGTATCATTTAGAAAGTGGGACGTGGACGCTTAAAGTGGATATACCATCTCCAAATACAGCTAGTCAACGGTTCGGGGACTCCGTGTGTATGAATGAAGACGGTACGCGTATAGTAGTGAACCATTATCCAAATAACAAGGCATATATTTACGATTATGCGAGTGGGGCATGGCCTACGACACCAACTGCAACTATAATAGGTGGTGTTACTTCCTTTGGTGAAGGTGATATGGATATGAACAAAGCCGGTACAGTTATAGTTTTTGGTAGTAGGGGCACTGGTACACAAATATGGTCGCGCGCGGGAGATGGTACGTGGTCCGAAACAAAAAATTGGGGAAATGGTTTTGGTGGTTATGGCGTTGCAATAAACGGTGCGGGAACGCGTATTGTAACGGGTAAAGAATCTACCGGTGAAATTTTTGAAGCTAATTACGTCGGGGGTAGTTGGGGGTCGTTAACATCAGTTATAGATACGAGTTATACATCTTGGCCCGCTAAAATACGTATGGACTCGGACGGTACTACCCTTATTGTGAATGCAGATCCAGCAACTGAGGCGGGTATTTACGAACGCCAATCGGGGACGTCATGGACACTCTCACAAAGTATATTATCAATGGCTTCTTATTATTCACGTAACGGTCTTTCTATAAGTTACGATGGAAACATGATACTTGTAGGCGACATGACTAACGATACCGATGGTAATAATTTCGGACGCGCGTTTTTATGGAATAAATCGGGTGGGTCATGGTCACTGACGAAAACGTTTTCGAATCCCAAAACATCACCGGCTGTTAACGATTATTGGGGTGCAGGTGTAGCCATTGCAAAGAATACGAAAGATCGACTCATAATAGGCATGTCTGCTGATAGTACCGCAGGTACGGATTACGGTTCGGTTTGGACGTATACGAACGCGATCCCCGATTTCATAAGTTTCGACGGGTACAATAAACTGAGTCTTTCGGGTATAACGAACCCAACGTCCAAAATCCACGCGTTACCTACGGGTGCCGAATCGACGACGACGTACGATATCGGATCGGCAACGAACATATACATAGAAAGTGCGGGGACGTATACGGCGGAAATGAAAGGGTCGGACGCGTTCGCGTTAGATAGTAATGTTGTGGGAACTATAGCAACGAACCCACTTGGAAATTATCGAAGTGCTACAATACCTTCGGCGTATCTCGATTACGGTTCGTCTAGTGATAGACAAGTAACTATATGTTTTTGGTATAAACATACTACGGATCAACCCGGGCATCACGCTGATGCTCGAGGTCCTGTTCGTTTAGGAACGTCGACGACGGCTAGCGGTGCTCAATGTGCATTTGGTGTATTAGGTACGTTTGCAGACGGTACGAACCGTATGCGAGGATATACAGGGATGAGTAATAATTCCGTGTATACATATTGGGATAATTTACCATCTGGATTCGATGAAACAAAATGGAACTTCTATATATTTCGTTATATGGGAAACGGTAATAATCACCAAATGTATTTACCCGAATTTGATTATAGTGATAATGGCTCTGGAAATTACGGTCAATCATGGCGATACGTGGTTTTTGATTTGCCCGACGAACACGGATCTAGTCTTACAGACTTTTCCGTATACGAGGGTGATAAGGCAACTACAGAGAGTTGGCGTACAACTCTATACAATGGTGGTCAAATAGGTGGTGCGGCGAACGAAACGACTGATAGACTTCACTACTTGAGGTTCCATAAAGATACAATAGGTGACGATATAGGAAGTAAGAATACAGATATAAGTTCGGGAAGTATAACACCTTCAGAGAGTTTACCCGGATACTCTGCAGCTCCTTCCCTAAACTTCGACACATACAATAAATATACGTTTACCGGCGCAGATACCGACTCGACGTATAAGTTAAAGTACGAATCGAACACGTACGATTTAGGGACGATTTCGAACGTGTACATTGCGAACCCGGGAACGTATTCCGCGGAAATTAAGGGTGCGACGAACTTTGCGTTGAGTAGTAACGTCGCGACGATACAAACAGTAACTCAACCAACTTTGGTAAATACCATTCCAATAACAGCTGGAGATTTTTCCGGATATAATTATCAACATGAAGCTACAGATACGATAAACACATACTACGAATACAACATGTCACTTAACGCAACCGGTAGTACGTATTTTATAGGATACAATTGGACGACGAAGAAATGGTTTGATACGAATCCCACAGATGCTAACAACACTTTTGGAATATCGGCAACTGATACGGCGGCGACTAGTCGTGAAACAATTGAAAATCCGGCAGTTGTTTATGTAATAGGTACGAATAATAGTCAAATAGTTTTGGAATCTCAGTTCATCAACCCCTATTTTTTGGGACCTTCCCTCGATTTCGACACATACAATAAACTGACGTTGAGTGGTTTAGAGTCGGGGTCGACCTCGACACTCAAGTACGGCTCGAACACGTACGATATCGGCACGGCGAGTAACGTATACATATCCGAACAAGGTACGTACGATGCGGAAAGTAAAGGGACGACTACGTTTGCGTTGACGAGTAATGTTACTGGTGCATTGAGTTCGGCTCCCATATCCTTCACTATATTCCCTTCCTCTATCGTATTAGGTGGATGGTGGGGAACAAATTGGTCAGGATCTAACTATTCCAAAACTTCGAATACGTCAACTAAGATTGTATATGACTTGGCAGGGGGCGTTACCGCTGTATTGAATGGAACTCAGTATGGTATTACATTTAATGCAACAACTACAGGTATTGAGTTGGACTTAAATGCAACAGGTCAAGCTGATACACCTTACACTTTTACCTCGCCAACTATAACAACAGCAGTTACATCTGGTATTATAACAGTTGGACAAAGTATTAGTGTCAAAGCAGCAAACGGAAACGAAGAAGCTACTTTCACAGTCCCAGATTTTGGATATATCAGTGGAACTCCTACGTTTCTTAATTTCGACGGGTATAAACTCGTCGTCAAAAACATAACCCCAACCTCGACGACACTCAAGTACGGCTCGAACACGTACGAAATCGGTACGGCAACGAACATTTACGTCGAGAATACGGGCGACTATTCCGCGGAAATAGGAAATGCCACAGACTTCGCGTTGACGAATACCACGGTAAGTGGGACGATAAAAACGGTCGAACCTACACTTAGTGGTGGGTACTTTTTTGGTCACGCACTCACGTACGACGGGAAACTGTACGGGTGGGGTGAAAACAGTAACGGTGAACTCGGTGTCGGTGACACTACCGATAAAACCGTACCGACTCTGTGTACTGGGATAACTCAAGGCGAGGTCGTGAGTATATGGAACAAAAGTAAACGTTCTCAAAACCAGTGGGCGAAAACACGCGACGGTAAAATATGGGTTACGGGCGAAGGTACTCAATATAATATACCTGGACAGACGAGTAATCAGACGAGTTTTATTGACGTGACGTCGTATTTCGGGGACCAAAGTTTAACTGCAAATAATATTACCCAGATTTCTGGACACGGTACACTTACGGTTTCGGCTTTAACTGAAACAGGTAACGTGTGGACGTGGGGTACACACAATTCATCAATGTGGAATTTGGGTCAGGGTACGGGTGCGTCTTCGTCGAATACACCCAAACAGATTACATTTGGAGGGGTGACCGATAATATATCGAGAGTCGCGTTCGGTCACGATCACGGCGTCGCTTTAGATACTGATGGTGACGTATGGTTTTGGGGACAGATTTGGGCCAGTGGTGCCGGTGTAGATTATCCACAAACAACTTTATCGGATGTGCAAAAGTCGCCTCACGAAATCATGACGAGTAACAATATAATAGGTGTTTCGAGTACGTATTTTACTATATACGCATGGCAAAGCGATGGTACGTATTATGCATTGGGTCAAGACTCAGCTGGTCAAATAGGCGATGGTACTGCCACAGCAGGTGGTCATACATCGTGGCAAAAAGTTGAATACTTTTCGGCGAACAATATAACGATAAACGAAATATATGGAGGAACATATCATGTATTCGCCGATACGAGTGACGGATACTATTGTTGGGGTGGCGGTACCCATGGTAATTTTGGTAACGGGAGTACAGGGAATTTAGCGTCGCCAACGAAATGGACGAACGTTTCGAATATAAAATTGTTTAGTGCGGGTGGAACATCTATGGATGCAGCAATTACCGAAGACGGTAAATATTACGCGTGGGGTCGAGGTACAAATTATGCACGCGGTGACAATACCACGGGTGACATTTCGTACCCCAAATATATCGATACGTTACCGAACATACTCGCACCTTCGTTCGAGTTCGACGGGTACGATAAGATACTCGCCCATATGGAACCAACATCATATGTTTATGAATTTTTTATTTCGGTTGTAGTTGGAGCTGTTTCGGAAAATAACGAATTATGGTTACAAGAAATATCCTCTACAGGAGTTTCATTGACAGCTTCCATGATGGTAATGAATACACAATATAGGGTCAACGGTATAGATTATGATGCCGGAACTTCGGTTGTAAGTGGTTTATTTGATGGGTCTACAGGGACGAGTAATAGGGTCGGTGTCTACCCGGGGTACCATGATCTTAACCAAAAAATATTTACACTTACAACAACGCAAGAACTCACTGATATAACACTTGTATCACAAAGACCCAAGTATATGCCTGGTTGGAAAATCGTACTTAATGGAACAACTATAGTAGAAGATTCGGCTAATAACGGTACATCTGGAACACCCGAACCATTTTCAATAACTAAAACATTATCACCGGTGTCAAATAGTTTAACAAAATACACAAAAGGAACGACGACGTACGACGCAAACCAAGCCCAAATCATAACGGTTTCGGATCCGGGAACGTACGATGCGCAAATAAAATCTGGTACAGATTTTAATTTAAAATCCGCAACGGTCCCCGCAACCTCGTCGTCGGGTCTGTATACGTGGGCATTCCACCACGGTAATTTCGATAACGCGTACGGTGACGGTGATATACTTACAGCGCGCGAGAACGGGCGGTTCTATGCCGATACGCCGGCGTATACGGGGGATATTGGGACGATAACACCCACAAGTGTATCATCTTTCGTATATAAATTTTATTGTACCGTGCTCCCAGGTCCGACTACTGGACATACTACTGATGCCAATGGTACAAGCTGGATTTTAACTGAAATATCTTCAACTACAACGACTTTAACATCGAGTATGTTTACGTGGGTTGATTCTAATTATGTGGCTAGCGGATCAATAAGTGATTTGTTTGATGGTGATACATCTGAGTTTGGTGGTAATGTTGTAGTAAAAAATTATAATGACGGTGGTTTGGCAGTTAATAGACACATGTTTACAATAACATCTCCGGTTGAACTATTACAATTATCTATATCGACACATAGACCTGGTTATTACCCGGGTATTAAAATAATTTTAAATGATACTCACACGTTAGTAAATGAGACGAGTAATCAAGGAACGGGTGCTACACCTTCACCGTATACGAAAAGTTATACGTTTTCTTCTAATTATATAGCGTCAACTCATGGAACTAAGTATACCTTCGCACCTCCATCGGGTGGGTTAACCGCGAACGTTTTGATGGTCGCCGGTGGAGGTGGTGGTGGTGGACGAGCTGAAGGTGGTGGTGGGGGTGCCGGTGGTCTCGTGTATACGGCGGGGACGAGCTTGGTAAGTGGCGCGACGAAAACGATCGTCGTCGGGAACGGGGATTCGGGTGGTATTGGTAGTGGTTCCGGGAACATACAAGTAGGGTTTAACGGTAAAGATACGACGTTTACGGGGTTAACAACCGCCGATGGTGGTGGTGGTGGTGGTTCTCAAACTAACGGTCCAAATACGGGTGGTTCGGGTGGTGGTGGTAACGGTGGCGATGGGTCCAATTATAATTTTAATACTGGTGCGTCCGGAACATCGAATCAAGGTAATACAGGTGGTAATGGTGCAAATACAAAGGAAGGTGGTGGTGGTGGGGGTGCCGGAGGTGTAGGCGCAAACGCATCGAGTGGTAATGCGGGTAATGGTGGTATCGGTAAATTCTTCGGAACGGGGAGTTCGTTTACGAATTTCGGTGACGAGTACGGTGAAGGTGGATACTTCGCGGGTGGTGGTGGTGGTGGTAACAGTGGAGAAATTGAAAATATACCTGGTGGACGTGGAGGTGGTGGGTACGGTGGAAATTATAACGGGTACATGGCTAGAGGTGGGTCGCAACATGGCATGGTACACACGGGTGGTGGTGGTGGTGGAGTGGGAACCGTTTCTAGAGACCAACACCCAGGGTACAATACAGAGGGTGATGGTGGTGTTAGAGGACACGGCGGACGCGGTGGTTCGGGTATTGTTCTTCTCCAAACGAACGTTGCGCCTCCGAACGGTTCGAATACCGCCGTGGTCCAGGTCGGGAACCCGCGTCGACGAAGTTTACCACCCGCTGTCGAAGATACGGGATCGGAAGTTAACCGGTTCTCTATTATCGATAGTGCGTCCATGCCGACGTATAAGTTACCAACCCATTGGTACACCGACCCAGTTGGTCGTGCTAGTAACTCTGTGTGGACAACACAAGGGTCACACTCTTTACAGAAACGCGCCGATGGAGGAACATCTAACGTTTTTTACGTAACATCGTCTGAAGGGATTTTTGAGTACGGGTCCTATATGGCCCAATCGGCGGATGCGATATTCATGCCTGTAGAAGCACAAAGGTATAATGGGTTATTGGCAATTGGAAGTAATAGTACTAATGATATTCATTTCGAAATGGCGGCGGATGGAACGGCTGCATTGTATTATGGTAACGGGGCTACTTTACTATCAGCCGGTACGATTACCTGTTTTACGGTAGGTAAATGGCACCACATTGCTCTTACGGTCGATTCCGGGGGTAACGCCGTAGGGTACGTGAATGGGTACCCGGTCGTTTCTGGTACACACACAAGTGTTGCCGCGGTTGGTTCGAGAAGTGGAAACATGCACATGCGTGTTGGTGATCATTCTATTACCTTCCGAAAATTCTTAACGTACGAAGTGAGTACGTATAACTTCCTCATGAGTCCGAAACAGGTCCTTCAAAGAGCGGCGGAGGTCGGCCTCGGCCCCAAACTCGAATACGACGGTTTGAATACGATAAAGATTTTGAATACGGAACCCGGATCAAGCGTAAAACTGTTTACGAGTAACGTCGCAGATACGTCGAACGTGTTTATAGTCGCGGACCCCGCGGCGGGTGAATATACGGTCCCCGAATCCGGAAAGTATTACGCCGAAATTAAAGGAACCGATACGTTTACGGTAACCCGAACTATTGACGCGGACGAACCATTGTACCAATACCCACCGGTCGTGACAGGAACGAAATCGTCACTCACAACTTCATTGTCTGCCGATACGTGGAACACATGGACCATGTCGGGTGCATCCACCGGTAATGGACAATATCAAGCAAAGACAAGTCACGCGACAGTTGCACCTGGTGGTACACATGCAGCTGCAGCCGGTGTGTTTACAAATGGAGTTAAAATTGAAATTATTTCGGACGGTGGTGCATCGATATACTCATTTTTACAGACGAGTCAGTTAACAAATTTTGATATTACACTTCAGTTACCGAGTGCAAAGACTATACGTAAATACGTTTTGTACCCTGCAGATACAAACGCACCCGTATCTACACCCGGTGGGAGTGTAGATCCAACATTACCTGGTAACGGTAGTGAAGAGAATACACGACGTCCTAAATCGTGGGTACTTAAGGGGTCGAATGATGATACTAGCTGGACAACCATACATACCGTAACGAACAAACCACCGTCTATTTACGGGGATGTTCATACGGTAAGTTCTCCAGCGAGTTACCAATATTATCAGCTTTCTATATCAGTGAATAATGGAAGTAGTTCATTCATTCAATTAGGCGAATGGCAATTATGGGGTGACGCCTAAACGTCCCTCAACGACGCGATAAAATTCATCGACGTTCGTTCTTGTTTCATAAAATCATATTGGCTCAACGCGGCTTGAACTGTGGGTATAGGTACCCCAGAGTTCACGCAATGCATGACAAACGTCCTCGCAAACTCGACGGTCGCATCCATCACGTATAAGGGATCGTGGGTTTCAAACATGCGACACGCCACGTTTGAGTTTTTTGACCAATGTACGATTTTCCCGTACGAAATTTGGTTACCTTCGTAAAGTGCCATTGCAAAACAGAACCGGATCGTTTGAAGAATAACGTTCGTATCGTAAAACGTATTATACGATTGGTGTGTTTCGGATAATTTCGCGTATTGACTCGTCATGCGTGATGTAATAGCCGAGTGTATGACGGGTGTTGGTAACCGCGCTTTGAATGTATACTCCATGAACCACGTGGTCGAGTTTTTAACTTGGGCAACTTGACTATAGTTTCGAGTCACGTAAAGTTGGCTTTTACACCGATCAATAACGGGTCCCGAAACGTCCATGTTTTTTGCCTTATCCATGAGTGAAAGCATGACCGGAACGTTCCCGTTACAGTATGCAAACGCATCACCGACGATTTGAAACATGGCACACTCGAGACCGTCGAGAACCATTTTCGCGAAATGTCCCGATCCCGGCATATCCCCGGTATGTTGAACATTTTTGGCGAACGAATAGAAAAGAGGTTCGTGGGATTTGAAAACCCGGTCTTGACCCCCGACGAGAAACGCGTCGTTCGTCAGGGATGCACTGAGATAGTGTACGTTTTTGTTCGAACACTCGTTTTCGTAATACATGCTATGTTTATAGTGTTCGTGCGTACAATTAATGATCGTATCTTCAGGGTCAGACCATTCGAGAACACGAGTTAAGGTCGGACGAACATCTTTTACGTTTTTACACGCCGTCACGACAATACGCGGTCGGTCCATGTTGATCATAAGGTCCGCCACACACATATAGTTTTCTGAGTTATACATGTTCAGTTCTTGTGAAACAGTTTGGTTATACGTGTGAACCTTATTAATTTTTTGAACCCCATTTGCAATTTTTAGGGTCGGTGGTGAAACACCGATAATACCGAACGACATTTTATTAGTATTAAGATAATTTAGCGTAATTCTTTTATGTACCTATAGTAATAAAATGCCGATCGGTGGAAGTGCGACAGAACTTAATATAACAGGCGCGAAACTTAAAGTTTCCGGAGGTGTTCAAGTGTCAGGAAGTATAGCATATACGACCGATGCAACCGGTTTCGGTGGTGTCACGGCACAAATCGATGGTAACAATACACTTAACATAACATCAGGTAAACTTACCGGTGTTACAAAAATAGACAGATCTACGGCGGCAACAATTACCGCTATTACACATACGAACGTAAACAATAATACGACGATCCATATTGCGTTGAAAAATACATCATCGACCCGAGGTGTTTTTATAACCCTCGGAACATTTGCGAGTGACGATACAGTTAAAGTAAACTATACGGACGATTATCTTATAGGTCCCGGTGAAACCGGTATGTTAACGTTACGTAAAGTCAATGGCGTTCTTTCACTTTTTGCGCGTGAAATGTTTTCTGATAAGGCGTCTACTTTTACGGATGATAATACGGACGGGAACCGACCTTTTTACATAAAAGATGGGGTTAATTATAAGTACCCCTTATACAAATATACGGCGGCCGGTTTAACGAGTGAAGTCATTCAAGGGACGACGTATTATAAACCAACTGCGGGTATATCAACAAAATCGCGACCACCTAAAGGTATACCCGAAAACGTAACACCACCAAGTGCATCCTCGTTTTCTATTGGGAACAGTATTGACTTGACAACCATAAACTACGATGTAATTGGCGTTTCGTCGAACTTTGATTACGCGAGTATTACTGATGGTAATAACGCGACCCACGCGCGGTTCCTTTTAACCGACGGGGAAGCATCCGGTTCGTTTACGGAATCGGGGGCAAGTTCTGGTGATTCATATAAATTGTTTATAGAAAAAACCAATACGAACTTAACCGATACGGTTGCAGCAACCTCGACGACCCCGTCGAGTCCATTTGCTGTATTCCACCACAATACGTTTGCAAATGGTGGTGATCCGTACAGTCACGGAAGTGTTACGGCAGCTGCAACCGCGGGGTACTTTTATTCGGATACATCACCCGGTACGTATCCTTTAGGAACTCTCGATGAAACCCCAACTTTTGTACAGGAAATAGCTTCACAATCAGGTACTGGTAGTACTATACGTGATGGCGATGCTAAAGGTAAAACGACGTATAAGTTTACGTTTCCTAATCTAACATCTGTGGACTGTTTACTTGTTGCCGGTGGTGGTGGCGGTGGCGGTGGTATGGGTGGTGGTGGAGGTGCCGGTGGTTATCTCGAAACTAAAAATACGACCATATCTGCGGGACAAAAAACGATTGTTGTTGGTGGTGGAGGTGTTGGTGGACACGAACAAGACACGTACCAAAACCGTGGTAGGAACGGGGCGAATACATCCGTGACGGGATTAACAACGGCGATTGGTGGTGGTGGGGGTGCATCCGATCACGATCAAAATCATATGCCCGCAGGTAATGGTGGTTCTGGTGGTGGTGGTTCTGGTGGTCGAGCTTCGAATGGGAATTATGGCGGTGAAAGAGGTACGGGGACGGCGGGACAAGGTTTCGATGGTGCCCGATCGGGAAATACATGGTACCCCGGTGGTGGTGGGGGTGCGAGTGAGATGGGGTATGGTCGAGACGGTACGAGTAGTAGTAATACACAAATAGGTCACGGCGGTGATGGTAAACAGTCAACAATAACCGGGTTTACGAGTTACTACTTTGCCGGTGGTGGTGGTGGTGCAGGTTATTCAACCAGCGGTGGTAATGGTGGTAAAGGTGGTGGTGGTGGGGGTGCGAGACACAATACTGGATCTCACGGTACGGGAAATACGGACGGTTTGACGAATGGTGAGAATGGTGATGACGGTACACCTACAAACGCACAAGAACCACCCGCAAATACAGCGGGGGGTGCCGGTGGTAAACATACGGGTGGTGGTGGTGGTGGTGGTGATCATCATTCACATAATTGGGGTGGTGTAGGTGGTTCGGGTATTGTTATTATTCGAACGGGTGGTACTATAACGACGGGTAAAACAATACCTAAACTTACGGGTATTTCGAACGTAACAAGTGTAGCTTCTAAAACTATTAATTATACGTTTAATACACAAGGTACGGGTATTGATAAAGTTACGTATAAAATCGGGTCCGGATCTGAAGTGACTACAGCATCGGGTGTTTATACACTCGCGTACACACCCGCGGATTTTGGAACAACGACCATGACACACGCATACACGGTCGATTCGTCGGGGAACCAATTAGGTACTAAGTTCGGACCGTATTCGGTAACAACAAAACTGTCTAATTTGGGACACATTTCACCAGCTATACTTTTGTTTATGAGTATGGGAACGACCGTTACGGACTCGGTTAATAATGTTGCGTTTACGACAGATTCAGGTTCGTTTACGTACGATACGACGAATAATGCAATTACGAACTCGAGTAGTGCGCGTATGAAACTCGACTTTACGAGTGTTCGTACGGATAGAGCAACCGCAATATCCGCCTTTTATGAATTTTATTTACCTAACAATACAGATTATGGATACGCGGCGTCTTTGGGTGGTGTTCACGACACAAATGGTAATAATAACGATGCGATTGGTTGGTATGGACATGATAGTGCAACACCAATAACACACTATTATGGTAACGGTACATTAGCATTACCTACACAGTATAACTATTCGAACTATTACGGTAAATGGGTTAAACTCGGGTGGGTACGTGATGCGAGTGGTAACAATTTCAAAGTATACGTCGACGGGGTATACGTACACACACACACACCCACTGACGGTTCATTAACAGGAACGGGTGTTTTATCATACTTTTACTTGTTTAGACACGCGTGTTATGGTAATGAAAATAATTATACGACCAACGACGCAATAAGTTTTAGAAACTTGGAAATATACCAAGCAAGTTTTACAGATGCACAAATTCTTGCCGCATACGGATCATAAAAAACAAAATCTCCTTCTATATAAATGCGCTTCCTCGAGGTTCCCGCATTGATTACAGAAGATATAGAGGATCCTAATATCGTCGATATTACGGAACCTATAACGGCATCGATCAGTGGAACGACCTTGACGATCGATGGCGGTGATAAAGTTTCAGGGGAAGCCACGATAACTTTGACGGGTGACGTTACGGTAAGTACTGTAACCGTATCAAACATAAAACAACCTTCAATTCACAAAATAATAATAAAAACAAACGATGCCGGTAACTTTACGTATGTCCCGAACGATGACGTGACGGGATCGTCCGTAAGCACAACAACAAAAACAGGATCGGATTTGGATATCCTATTAATAACAACGAGTGGTGGAGATACGTATTTAGATTTAGATATAGCCGATTACGTTTCTCCCGCGGCAAACTTTAGTAACGCTCTTACAGGGTTCAATATAACGGATTTAACGTCGGCGTACGGAACAACCGCAAAGTTATATAAACCCGATGGAACGTTACTTACGACGGTAACTTCGGCGGCGACGGGGAGTGGCATCGGATTTGGATCCGGTGTGGAATCGTCACCCGGTGATGTTATATACAAACTCGAAGTGACGGACGATTTGGGACGTAAATCGAAATACAATTTACCACGAAAATGGATTAATTATGCGATGGAAACAACATCGACCCCTGGTTTCGAAAAATTAGCATTAGAAGGTAACGAGTATACGTCGACCGTAACACTCCCGAATTTGACATCATCCTCGAAAGCGCGAATACACAAAACGACCGACCATGGGTACATGGGTATAAAGTTTCGAATTCAGGGTCGAAACAGTCCGAGCGACGATTGGGTCGATGTTGATGATACGGGTGAGAACGAAAACGCGGACGAATCTGCCGAGTTCCTCGCGTTTGGAAACTATACATACCAACGCGTTTGGGTCAAACCGACGGCAAAAGCGACGACGACCGTGAGTAGTTCGAATGTTGTCACACTGACGTTATCGAACGTGACTGAAGATGTCACGACAACAACGATTACCGGTATGGACCCGTTCCATGTAGACGAAACGTCGAACGTATTCGTATTCGAAGAAACGGCAAAAATAGGGACGATTCCATATACGGTAAATATAGGTGGTGAAACATATACGAACGCGGTGACGGCAACGACCGAGGAAGTTGGAACCGTACCAAATACAGATTTTAGTACGTCCAATGCTATTTTTACATACGGAACGAGTGGTGGTAATCAAGCTGCGATGATTTTTGGTTCGGACGATGCGAATTATTTGTGTGTATATAATCCTGCCGACGGTGAACAAATGTTCGTTTATAAAGGTGACCCGTCTACTGGTTCGTATGCCTTATATGGTGGTACAAATGGTGATGGTATATACCGACACGCGGATTATGTAGCTGATGCTACATCTTTAGAAGGATCAGCCATGTCATGGGACGGTAAATATATGTTATTAAAAAAATATTATCGAGGCGACCTTACAATTTTTAAGAATAATGAAAGTACATCTACGTATGATGAGTTAATAGCAAATCATACAGCTACTGAAGCTACTACCGCTTCGTGGGGTGCATCTGCATTTATACCAAACTCGTACGATTTTATTATGACGAGACACGCATATGCCAATTATGGGTTTAGAGTAGTATACTTTGAAAATTCCGGTGATACATGGACAGAAAAATGGACATGGGAAAACCCAAACTCGGGTGGTTTAACACACTCTAATGCCGATACGAAATGGGGACGTTTTGGGTTCCAGTTTTCTAAAGATAAAAAATACGCAGCCTTAACATCGTATGCTAACCCAACCAGTGTTGCCGTTTTAAAAGTTGATTTGGAAAATACAACGACACAAAACAAGTTTGAAAAGATATGGGAAGAAGGTATTACACAAGGTTACGCGTGTGCCATGTCACCAGATGGTAAATATATCATAGCTGGTAACCAAAAAATATTCAAAAATAACGATGCTGGTGATTGGACAACAAAAACCGAAGTACAATCTGAATTTACAAATAACACAATATTTACAGATTATTGTATATTTTTGGGTGATAAATACGTTGCCGGTGCTAACACAAGTAGTAAACACCTTTTTGAGTTTTACCCCAAAAAGGAGGTCACACTGACGTATAACGGTAAGGATATGCTTACACTCGCACATAACGGTGGTTTAACGACGACGAGTGTTAAACTGTACAAAGACGATGTACTTTACCATACGTTCGGGGCATCCGAAACGAGTGTTGTTATTGCCGAGGCGGGTGTGTATCAAGCAATTGCCGATGAGAAGTATTATTCGTTAAAGGTTACGGTAACGACGGTTACGGAAACACAAGCGGAGTTGTACTTGAGTTATAGAACGTGCTTTTTACTAAAGAAAGACGGTAAAGTTTGGTATTGGGGTGAATCTAGTAACGGTGCAAACGCTACAGGAAACAATACAACGGTAAATATAGCAACACTTAATGATAATCTTAACGCACTTCCGAGTGGTATAAAACAAATAGGTCGGGCCGCGGTAGATGCACACTGTAGATGTGCTATTACAAACGATGGGAAACTGTATACGTGGGGATATAACGGGCATGGTGGTTTAGGTCGAGGTAATACAACCGATTATACTAACCAAGGTCCATGGTTGGTTTCGACTCAATCGTCGAATACGTTTACGTTTTGTCACAGTTCATACTATTCTAATTTTGCGTTACAAGATA